AGCCACGTCACAGCACAAGCCTCGCACCCGTCCGCCGTTGCGCATCCTCAAGCACCCTGATGATTGTCCGGGCGGTTCCCTCCGGGTCGATAGCTCCAGACACGTTCACCACGATAGGAGCCTGATTCCTGTTGGCACCAACCGGAACGTTCGGGATAGACATGTTCGCCCCGATGCTCTGGTTCGCCACACCCTCCAGAGCCTCAATGACGATGCCTGAACTCTTGTCAATACCGAGCGCCATACCGCGCATCATGTCCATACCGACCAGCGCGAACTCCTTAGACGGAGACTCAATACCAAGCTTCTTCTTGGCAGCGCTCAGCGCGTCAAGGGCAAGATCCTTCAGCCTCTTGATGATCTTCCAGGCGTTAGTTGAAATGCCCTTCAGGATTCCCCCGATTATTCCGTCACCAAGCTCAGACCACCTAGGAAGCCAAGAAGTGAATGTTGTAACTGTCTCATCGAACCACTGGACGAAACGACCCTTCAGGCCCGACAGACCGATACCGATTCGCTCACCCATGCGGGCGAACGTCGTCGTCCACATGTTGCCACCCCAAGCAGTGACTTCCCTACCCCAGTCATCTAGCGGACCGCTCACTCCGCGCCTCAAGTTGGCAACAGCATCGTCGCCGAACTTCGTTATTCCGACAGCAATACCAGTACCGACGCTGCTGAAGGCTGTCTTGATCGGATAAAGAAGCTTGTCGCCAAGACCACGGAAGATTGTGAGGAAGTAGGCAAGCAGCCTTCCAACAATCGGGAACGCTCGCAGAGCAGTAATCAGTGCGCCGAAGATCTTTGCCGGTAACGCAGAAAGGCTAAGTGCGGCAATGAGGATCCGTCCGAAGTTATCGGGATCAAGGGCGGTTGACATCACAGCATTGAGATTCTCCGTGCTGAACAAACCGGCAGCAAGACCAACTAGGAACAGGCTCAGGAACTTGGCTGCCTTGAAGCCGACCTCGAACCATCCGCCCTGCTTTGCAATAGCGGCGTTCAACGCGCCGCCAAGCAGAGCAAGAATGTCCAAAGTCTCGCTGAAGACGCGGCCAAACAGGTTGCCCAGCGCCTGGCCAATAGCCTTCGGGTCGCCCTCCTCAAGAGCAAGAGCCATCTCGCTGATGAACTGTCTTGCGATAGTCGTGAGGTCCGACGCGATTGGGATAGCTCCCTCGATGATGGACAGCAGAGTCTCACGAAGGTTCGTGATCATCGTGCTCTCATCAAGATTCTTGAACATGTCTTGGAAGCCAGGGACCAGCTTGTCCTGCACGAACGTGGTCACGCCAGCCGCAAGCTCATCCAACTTTGGCAGAGCACCATCAACGAACGTCCTGATGGCAGGCATCGCATCCATGAAGCTGGAAATCATCTGTCCCAGATACGGCAGCAGCACATTCCCGATGCTGATACCCAGATCGACCACATTGTTCTTGGCAATCTGAAGTTGCGACACGAACGTCTTGTAACGCTCCCGAGCCTCCTCGGTCAGCGCACTGTTCTCAGAGAACGCGGTGCCCTGCAAGTCCAGCGCCCTCTGCAACTCACCCGCAGAACCGGCCAGCCTAAGCAGCGTGTCTCGGTCACGAATACCCGTGATGTTTAGCCGCTCAAGCGCCAGAACCCCCTGCGAACCCTCCAGCTTGCCCAGACCCTCAATGAACTTGGCGACCGCATCGGCAGCGTCCGTCTCAAACAGGGTCGTGAACTCTTGCGCCGACATCCCAGCGACCGACGCGAACTCTTGGATGCTCGAGTTGCCCGTCGCAACATCGCTTGACAGACGCAGGAAGAACCGAGACATGGCCGAACCACCGGCCTCAGCCTCCAGACCGACGTTCGCCATCGCGGCGCTGAACGCCATGATCTCACCCTCGGACAGCCCGACGGTGCTACCGGCACCAGCCACCCGAAGCGAGAAGTCAAGAATCTGCGATTCGGTCGCAGCGAAACTGTTACCCAACTCGACAATGACCGAACCCAGCTCATCGAACTGGTCTTGCGGCATCTGAGTGATGGCAGCCAACTGGGCGAAGCCGGTCGCAGCCTCAGAAGACACCAGGTCTGTCGTGTCCCCCAACATGATCATCGTCTCGGTGAACCCGAGGATCGCGTCAGTCTTGATACCCAACTGACCGGCAGCCTCAGCAACACCGGCAATCTCTACCGCCGACTGCGGCATCCGACGCGACATCTCACGGATGCCGTCAGACAGCATCTGGAACTCGGCCTCAGTCGCATCGACCGTCTTGCGGACCCCGGCAAACGCCGACTCGAACCCGGCAGCAGCCGTCACAGACGCCGCAAGAGCAGCACCGACACCCGAAGCAAGGCTGGCCGCAACATTCAGCAGCCCATACAGGGCACCGCTCGCGGCCCCCGTCGCCTGCTGGAGATCCTTAGAATCTCCAGTGATCATTACCTGGATGACCGAAGTCTTCTTCTTAGCCATCGGTCACCTTACGACATGTGCTTGTCTATCAGGCGGTCAATGTATCGGTGGAAAGCAACAGCGACCTCCTCGCGCCGTTCATCCAACGCCTCGAACAGGAACGGGTTCGGCTTGATAGGCCCACCGAACCAGCGCTTCCCGATGTCCGGGCGTGACGGCCACCCGAAATGCACAGGACCGGCATACGGCACCAGCTTCTTACCCGCCCGCACAAACCCGCCACGCTGAGTCCCCGAATACCTCAGACTGTCCGCCATGTAACCCGGCTTGTGCGACGGCTTCTGCCAATAAGGCTTACCGGAGATGACGGACACCGACCCGTGAACCGGAGCCTTCGGCTTCGCCGCCTCATACACGATCTTGGCGGCAGCCTCATGGGCAGCCTTCAAGTCGTTCACGGCAGCGTCACCGAGCTGCTTTATCTCTTTCGTGAACTGACGAAGACCGACGACATGGACGCTCGGCTTCCTAAACGCCACGCCTCTTCGCCGCCTTCTCTTGATCGTGAAGCACGGCGACAATAGCCTTCAGCATGTGCGGGTCGTCCATCAGGAACCCCGGAGGGATACCTGTCGCAACCGCCACCGACGCTACGAGCCAGGTGACGGACTGCCGGACAAAGGGCGCTCGTCCTGTTCAACAATCTGAACATCCAGCACGTTGTCAAGCCACTCCTCAAACGGCTTGGCAGACCGTGAAGCCTTCCAAGCCATCCAGTAGACATGCTCGACACGCTGATCCTGCTGGAACGCCCTTCCGATGCCAGTCTGGAACTGGCGCTCGAACTCCACAATCACGCGGGGGCTGACACCGATCTCAGTTTCACCATCGCTGGTGACAACACGCAGGGTAAGACCGAACATCGTCGTGCTCCTCAGTTGTCAGATGGTCAGGCCGTGCCACGGGTCAGCACGCCAGACACCGGCCAGGTGACCGACTTGGTCGCCAGCTCACCGATGCCGCCGCCCCATCCCCACTCGGTGATGAGGACAGTGCCGGACCACTTCGGGTTAGCCGTCCCGATCGCGGTGCCCTTCGGCGCGAACTCGATAGCGGCAGTGCCACCGACGAGCGCCCCGATGGTCTCATCCACCTCGGACGGGTTGAAGTCAACGTGGAAGTCAAGGGACACCGACTGGTCACGAAGACCGCCGACACGGGTACGTCCGGTGTCACCGAACGCGGTCGTCTCGATCTCCTCCGCCTCATCGCTGAACTCGATGGACGAAATGTAATCCGAGAAATCGACCGACCCAATCTTGACGTAAGCGTTGGTAAGGACGGTGCGTCCAGCGTTAGGCATCGAGAGGCTCCTGCTCGTCTACCGGCTCCGGGTCCGGCTCTAAGGCCGGGGGAACCGGCACGGTCTTGGACTGCTTATGCTCGACATGCGGGGCCAGATGGCCGGTCTGGACGAGCATCTCAATGTTACACCCTGCAAGGGCAGCCGTCGTCAGGACAGACCCTTCGGGCCAATCCAGCCGTCTGCTTGTCACGATGTAGTTCACGCGATGACCTCCACCTCAAACTCCAGACCAAGATACACGACTTCTCCGACGGTCACCTGGGCGTAGTTCCGCATCTCGGTGACACGGCAGGTGTCCGCAATACCACCCAACGTCCGGTCGGCCTCCACGGCAGCCTTCACCGAGTTGGTCCCGACAACGTAAGTGTCCATCTTGTCCTGAGCGGACCGTTCGTCAGCCCTGCCGACAAGCAGCGAAATCTGGAAGATGAACGTGTCCGCGCCACGGTTCGCGTTGAGATCGTAATCGACCCTGTCCGGCAGAACCATCGCAACCGGAGGGCGGGGCGCATCCAGAAATGTGGACGACACCCGCAGGCCGGGGATGGTTGCGAGACGGTCGGCAATCCCCTGACGCAGCTCAGACAGGGACGACATCAGTAGATGATCCGGCGGAACGGGTTCAGCAGGTTCTCCACGTCCGGGTCCAAGAAGCGTGACACCCGCATGACGCCCATCTCCCCGAACCCTGCCACACCCAGCGGCGAGTCGGACCTGGTGAACAGGCGCGACGCTTGAAGGACGGCAGCTCGAGACACGGCAGCCGGAACCTCATCCCACCCGAACGTCGCCTGGACACGGACGGTCGCCTGCCCGTAACGCAACGGCATCGGCCAATACCCGTCCTCGACCGGACGGATGGACGTGTAGGGCTGGGCGATACCGAACGTGGTCGCGTTGATCGGTTCGGCCTGCCAGTCGGACGCCAGAACCGTCTCCGAGAACGTCCCGTCAAGGTCGTCGTCAATCAGGACAGACACGATAGTGGTGGCGTCGTCAATCATCACCGGCTCGTAACGTCCCGTCGGGGCGTAGTCGCGGGTGGCGGTGCCGATGGCCTCCGCGAACTGCCGGTTGCAGTAGGTGTCAATCCAGCCGGACGCGACCTTGATGACCGTAAGAAGTTGCGCATCATCGACACTGTCGGTGATACGCAGGGCGTTCTTCAGCTCGTAGAGCGTGCAGTAGTCAGCCATTAGGCACCTCCGGCAAGCAAATCATACAGCCTTACAGCCCTTCGGCG